TGAATAGAGCATCTTCATCAATATCAGCCTCTGCTTCCCCAGCTTTGTACTTAAGGGTCTTTTTAGGCTTTGCCGCTTCTTCCTTTTCAGGTTCTTCTTCTTTGTCTTTTGAGCCTTTAGCTTCTTTGGCTTTCGGTTCAGCTTTTTTGCCCTTGTCGTCGTCACTTGATAAGTCCTTTGATTTGTCAGTCTTCTCATCAGGCTTTACCTCTTTAGGTTTTGCAGAAGACTTAGCCTCACGATCAGCCTTAGTCTTTGCTTGAATGGCCCGATCTAGTTCTTCAAAGGTTTGAGGTCCATCACCTGCTGGTGTGGCAGTAGTGGTATCGCTAACAACTGGTGCATTTAATTCTTGAGACATCCTTGTCCCTCCTTTTAATAAAACTGACCGATATGATATTCATACCGATCAGTATCTTTTTAATATCAAACGATTGCTGGAGCTTCCTGATCTCCCATGGCACTAGCTTCGCCTTCAGCCATTGGATCTGTTTCCATGTCTGCCACTTCACCTGGTGCAGGCATTGGAGCGCCTGGATCACCACCACCATTAATGCCTGGCATGATCTGAGGTAGAACCCCTGTCATCATTCCAGCAGCCGCGGTGGCTTGAGCATCCACGTAGAAAATAGGGAAGTTTGGTAGAGTGATGAGTAACTGAGCGTATTGAGGAGACTTCTTAGCCTGCTCAATCATTAGATACTCAGTGCCTGCAATATGGGCTTTCATAAGCTCTTGTTTTTGAGGATCTGTCACAGTCTTAAATCCAATATCTTGAATCTTCATGGTGTGGATCTTCCAGTGAGTCATGTGGTCTTCCCACTCAGCAGGCTCAATTTGAATACCTTCAGATAAGATCTGCTCTTGTTCATCTTCCGCAGCCCTTGCAGCAGAAGAGCCGATGTCCATGAACTTCTCACCTTGGCCTAAGCCTAACATCTCTACGATTTGCTCTTGAGGGAACATAGTAGGGTAGCGCTCAGCCATATCTAGTACGAACTGAGTTCTTACAGCGCGGGAATCTGGAAGAGCTGACTGATTTTGAATCATGATCGCAAAAGGCTTCTGCAAGCTTGCTGGATCATATCTCTTAGTCATCCAATTCGCATTAGGCCCTAAGATCTTCATGGTTCTTGGTTCACCAGCAATGTAGTACTGAGCAGCAGTTTGCAAAGTCAGATCATAGGTGTCTCTGATGGCATTATTAAGCACCTGCACATCCGTAGACATACGACGAGACTCAGATTCAGAGACGTATTGCAAAGCCACGAAGGCAGTCACGCCCGTTGGTGGCTCACCTTGGACGACTGAATTAGACTTAGACATTTGGTAGTACTCTTCTTTAAGAGCTTTTCTAAACTCAAAGAGCTGAGGTGAGACCGGATTACCTTGAGCTAGGATTGGATTCGTAGCTCCGTTTTTCACCTTCACAATGGTCATATCATTACCAAGATCTTGCTCATCGACTGAGCCTGCTTGGATGAACCACTTAGGATGAGAAGCCAGCATTTGCTGCTTCACGATCATATTCGTTAAGTTGTTATACTGAGAGGCCATGCTTTTGGTGAATTCCATTGAGGATTCACCATGTAATTCCTCAGGATTAGAGGCATCAATAAGCCTAACAAATGGCAATTTTTTATGTTTATACGGGTAAGTATCTGTTTTCTTTAGTATTCCTAATTGAGTAAAGCACGCTTCAAAGCCACCAGGTAAGTACTTGGTTGGACGATGATAAAAGCGCATCTTATAGGTCATGCCAGAGAGATATTCATCAGTGAGCTTCGCGGTATCGTAGTACTCGACGTTATCAGTTTTGATGATGTCTTTCTTATCTGGGTACTCACGGTTGAGTCCTTCAGTGTAGTCATAATCAATAAAGAAAACATAATCCACTTTAGAGAAGTCACGTTGCTTTTGATAGAAGGTGTTAAACACAGATCTGTTTCTGATGTTAACGTCCCCTTGGTAGATAGGCATTTGATAATGATTCTCATCATCACCTAATGAAGGAGCCTGTGGCTCACTTAACATATCCCCTGCATCAGGGTTCCAATAAGGCTCAATATAAGCTTCACCTGCTACTTTAGAGTCACGGCATAAGACTAGGTACTTACGATCTAATTCTTCTTGGTAGTCGATGTGACTAAGGAATCGTTTAGCGATCTTAGCATCATTCTTATCGTTTTCTTCATCATGAGTGGGGATCACAGCAACTGATGGCTTAAACTCTAGGAGCCTTGCTACGCGTTCATCGATTACATCTCTGATTAGAGGGATGGTCATTTGAGGCATATAACGCTTACGAGTCTCAGGCATATCCCTTGGGACGTAGACCTGCTGAAGGTACTGAATACCTTTATAACGAAGGTAGTTGTTTTTGATCTTCTCGAGGCGCTCACGGTTATCTTGCTGCAAGAAAGCGAGTTCTTCTTTTAACCACGTGAAAAGCTCTGATTCATTGTTGTAATCAATGGCAAAGAAAGGCTTTTTATTAGTGTACGTTGAGGGATTATCAAGATCCGAGAACAGGATTGCGCCACCTGACATTAACTACCTCCATGTAGTTGAGCTAGCTCTCTTCCTGAGAGCCATTCTCATTTAGGCTTTTTTATTATGCTGATTAAAGTAAGCTTCCTCACTTGGATCTAAGGCACGAGGACGATCAAACTCTCTAAACATTTCTGTGTATGGTTCTGACTTAGATTTAACTTGAGGATTAAAGGCACCTTCTAGGCCAAGCTCTTGAGTGAGTGGAACCATTTGGATCTGGTGAGTAGAGAAGTGCTTAGCAAGTAACCAGGTGAGAGATGATAAACTTACAAAAAGTGACATTGTTGATAGAATGATTGCTGCTTCCAATTTACTTCCTTTGTTTAAATAGCTCTTCTAGTGAATGAATCTCAGTGTCTTCTGTGACATCAGCCCCGCTCTCGTCATAAACGTGAACGGCTGGTTTAGGCATGGAATCTATCATGGCCGTGATCTCAGCATCACTCACAGCGCCACCAGAGACTGCTTCTAGCTGTTTAAGGGCATCAGTTTCCATCATACGATTTAAGTAGATCTCTTGTAGATCACGGCTAATGCGTTGATCGCCCATGATCTCTAGGCCTGCCTCATTCATCACAGGCTTCTCAGCATGAAAACCAGGTGGTTGCCTGTTCTGGACTCTATCCTTCATGGGAGCCACATAACTAGGATCTAAGAGCTGCATCCTCTTCTTAAACTCGCTATCCATGCGAATCTCCTTGAGATGAAAGAGCCAAAGCCCCTAGAAATACGACTAACTAAGGGCTTGGCAAACGACAAGGACAATGACGAAAACCTGCCGTTTAATAAATAAATAATCAATCAAGCTCTGTCATATTGCCACTAAAATCAAAGTCATCTGACATACTGTAGGCACGCTTCTGTAAATCAGGATCAAGCTCAAGAGGTGGTTTATCCTCATCTAAGCGTAGTCCTAAACAACTAAGACCATACTGAAGGGCATTGATGTTATGATCATCCTTCTTAGGGATCTTTCCTTTTTCATCTTTCTGATAGCCCTCAAGCTCACTAATTAAGTTAGGGCAGTCTGCACAGATAGTAAGAAGGCCTTTATTAAAGTGCTGTCTCACTAGGATGATATAGCCATCCACTCCAAAGTCAGACTTTGAGCTTGGCTCTAGCCACCAGGGACTGAATTCATGAATCTCATTTCTAAACCAAGCCGCTGCCTCATCGTAACCAAATCGAACACTTTTCACTAATTTCTGTAAAGGCTTTAGCTTTTCACTGACTTGAGCGTAGATCTCTCTAGCTGTCATGATGGATTGATCTTTCACGTAGAGTTCATCAAAGACGATGGTCTGCTTAGTCCACTCATTGAATAGAATAAAGACCACGCCAAAGACTGAGACTGAGGCTGGATCAAAAGCCACCATGATCTCCCACTTATTAAGATCCTTAGGGATGATCTCTTTAAAGTTAGGTCTTGGCATTTTAAAGAACTGAGGAAAGATAGAGCGTTTTGAACCCTTAACAAAGATAGCCATGTACTCTCTAAGCCATGTTTCTTCTTCGCCAATATCAATGAGTTCTTGGCGCTTGTCTTCTAGCCAAGTCTTAGAGTTGTAGTGGTTATCAAAGGAATTAGCTTGAGTCCAAAAGCCACGGGCTTTCTTTTTAAGAATCTCCATGATGTCTATGTAGTGATTGTGAATCTCTGGAGGAGTTCCTAAGTAAAGAGCTGGAGCATCATACCTTGCGCGGTTGGGCTCCATAGCATCTAAGAAGGCTTTCTTAATATCTTTTAATTCGTCGTATATAACTAAGCCCTTTGGTTTGATACCACGAAGAGCCTCAACGTTATCTGAGCCATCCACCTTAATAAAAGAACCGTTCGTAAAAGTGATACGCATTTCTGTGTTATTAACTGACTCTACCCAGTCACTAGGACCAAAGTTTTGAATACGCTGAGGAGCCCAGAGGATCTCTTTGGCCTGCTTTTGAAGTGGTTCAAAGATGTAGTTTTCACTACCCTCATTCTCCCTTGCATAGCGCCAAGAGCAGTAAGCAGCTAGATCAGTCTTACCTGAGCTACGGCCACACTGAGCCCCTAAGTCTTTCTTACCTAGATAGAATAGAGCGCGGCCAAGCGGTATTTGCCAATCAAGAGGCTGCCATCTCTCATTAAGCTCAGCTAGATCTTCAGCTAGGGAGATAAGTCCTTCACTCATGTAATATTTACTGGAGGCTCTAGTAGGCCTTGCCAGTCCCAGTGATCAGGTCTAGAACCTGTCTCAACAACAAGGAGCAAATCATGGAAAAGAAAATTCAAGTTCAAGTAAAGAGTGTTTACGGAACAGACAAAGCTTACCCAATTTGTGAGCAAGCTAAGATCTTTGCTGAAATGGTAGGTCAAACCACTCTCACTAGAAGTAATCTTCATTACATCAAGAAGCTTGGTTACACAGTTGAGGCTATTATCCCGACAAGTACTATTCTTTAACACTCAGTCCCCATTACCGTGGAATTGATATGTCTCAACGAACCACTCACGGCGAGCCTCTACCTCTCGCCACATTCGCCCATATTCACTAAGAGAACGCTCTAAGTTAAAAGTAGCCATTACTCACCACGCTTCATCTCAAAGCGCTTTAAGAATGGAACCCACCAGAAGTAAGGCCACATATTAAAGCCCATCTTGCGCATTTCGCGGTATGCATCTTTAAAGCTCCAGCCTTCACGTCTCATTCTGATAATAGCTGAGACCATGCCAGTTCTATCCTCGCCCTTTAGGCAGTGGATGTAGATCAGTCCTGGTGTTGGAATAGAGTAAAGCTCATAGAATAACTCATGCCATTGGTTCATAGTGATCGGGAAGACATCACTGAGCTTTAGACTAACTACTTCAATGCCAAACTTCGTAGCACTCTCAAACTCATACTGATCGTTATGAAGAAACTCATAAACACCAGTTTGTAGTGTAATTACCTTAGTGATTCCAGCAGCTTGAAGGTCTTTAAAGGACTTAGGTCTTGGGCCACGGTAGATCTTTCCTGAGACATGATACATGGTTATTCCTTTTCTTTACCGCCAATAGGCAGCACTGGTTTTTGAATATTAGAAGTCATGGCCTCAACCACTCTTGGTGTTTCAATGGCCTTTGGATGAAAGGGATCACTTTGGATGATCCTCATCGCTTCTTCAGTGGTCATGGCAGGCTTATCACCATCACCACCGCCGATATCCTTAACTGCAATAGCGGAAAGCGTTGGATGTCTGAATCTAGCTAATTGGGAAGCCATTTGGCCTGCTACTGAGAGATAACCAGTTCCTGCATCAGACTTATCTGAATAGCCTCTAGCCTTCTCATAAGCGTCAATAGAGAGGTTATAAACCCTTAACATCATCTCTATAGGGTTGATCTCTAAGCGTTCCATATCAGCTAAAGCAGTGAGTGTTCCTCGCTGTCTAGCTCCCAATGGTCTGCCTGGTTTACTCATTCTTCAGCCCTTTATGCTTGATTGTTTATACCTAAATGCGAATAATTCTCATCTTAATGTGAGGGATTCCTCATGTTTGAGGTTATCGCTTCTTCTTTTTAAAAAAACCCGCTGCTTTATAGTCAGGTAGAGGATCTTCACCTTTGTTCTCAAGGGTTAGAGATGGCTCTATGACTGTGGTGTGTTCATTGACCATTATCCTGCCTTCGTAGCTAAATGTTCCACGTGGAACGATATCAGGCATCAGTTCATCAAAGTGAGCTATGAGGGTTTTAAGTGTTTTTGGAGTTTCATCACCAAAGGCTTCATCAATGATCCTACGCTTTTTGTTCTCATACATAGTGTTGATGATTAGTTTTAGTTCATCCCTAGATAATAGAGATCCTGTCTTGTTCTTATAGGTCTCATGAAAAGCTTCTAACTTCCCTTTGAGTTCCTCTAAGCCTTTATCGTTATAAAGAGCCATAATTCTTCCTTGAATTTATTGTTTACTTACATACGATGATGAAAGTGAGAATCATTGTCAATAGCAAGGGGGGATATTGATGGCAGGTGAAGGTACACCAAATGGGTTAAATCCTGATCATGACGGGATGTATGGGGTGAGTGCTGCTAATGCGAAGGACTTAGTCAGATCTAAGTACGGTGGTTACTGCATGGGTGAGACTTGCATTAGTGAGATGAAGAAGGTTCGAGGGGTGGGGAGTAATTATAAGTACATGGTCTATAACGAGGTGAGGGTTTTAAAGACTACGGATAAGTCTAGGACTCACTGTGTGGATTGTAAGCAAGCTCTTTACTGGGATGTGATCGGTGATGATCTCTCTGCTCAAAAGCCTACGAAGAGATTAAAGGGACCAAAGAGAAGTAGAAAGAGAAAGTCTCAAGCTAAAGGAAACAAGGATGTCTAAGAGCGTACCAAAGAAATTAAAAGTGAAAGCTGAGAGTGTAGAAGAGTTCTTAGCTCGTGGTGGTGAAGTATCAAAGTGTGAGTATGTGAAGACAGAGACTGATGGGAATTCCCGGTATAAGGTCGAGGATCTTGATATGAAAATTGTGATGAACAAAGAGAGATCTTACCGCGCTCATTGCAACGATGTGGCAAAAGAAGCCATCATAAAACGTAAGTGGAAAAACAAATCTAATATTCGCTAGTTACACAAAGTTTTATTTAATGATGTGACGATGTTACGTCGTGATAATGACGATTTAATAAAATATTATTGAAACACAAAAGTTTGTGTTCTATATCTCGTCACGAATTTGAGGCAGCAGTTCTTCAAGTACACTTTTCCTTTTCGCACAGGGGATGAGGGACTGCTGTCGCAAATCCCCCTATGAAAGGAACAAGCAAAATGCACAGAGACTTTATCACTGAAAAGATCTGCGTGATATGTGGCAAAGAGCATGATGAGTCTATTTATAACACTCTCAGTGAAACTCTTAAAGACGTGCCATGGGCTTACGGCGCTGTTTATGGATTTGAAGCCACCACAGTTTGTAGTCATGAGTGTTATGTAAACTGGAAGAAGGGCCGAGCCCTTATCACTTCAATCAACTTCATTAAAAATCTCTCGCTCACTTCTTTTGATGATATCCAAAAAGTTCTTCGTCTTCCTGAGGAAGGCGGCTATGCACAACAAAAGATCGATAAAAGAGTCACGGGCTTTCCTTGGCTCAATACTCTAGACGTTGAAAACATTAAAAAACTTGGCCAACTCTTAGGAAGACAAAACTTATGAAAATGATCAAACCACCTAAAAAACTCTCTGCTCTTATTTGGCTAGCTCTTGGTGATCTAGTGAAGGTTGAGAAGGACAAACGATATCAAGTGAACATGACATCTTGGCATAAACCAGAGTTTGGTAGATGCAACGTGTGCTTTGCTGGCTCTGTGATGGCAAAGACTTTAAAGACTGCTCATAAATTTGATGCTGATCTTAATTCTGTAGACTTCTCGTATGAATGGAAATTGGCTTTTCAGGCACTCGATGCTGTTAGACAGGGTGAAATTTATGATGCTCTAGATTGTCACTGTCATACAGATCTGTCTTTTAAATTTCTTAAATCTTTTTATGGTATGGAAAATGATTTTTGGGATGAGCAAATTTCTTACTATAGTGATCCTAAGGAATTCAAAGAAGCCATGGCAGACATCGCAGTAATGCTAGAAAGCCATGGCCTATGATCTTGCAGTTTGAAATCCTTACAATTTTTTGTGTGAGTATGTTCGTCTTCACCATCCTTGGTCTAGTCATGCAGCTTATCAGTGAATTGGCAGATTAAGTGAAAGAGGCATTATTCAAACTGACAGACTTATTAACGCTTATGGCTATCAATGCCGCAGCGTCCATTGTTGTTGGTTTGATAGTGATAATCATTCTCATTTTTCTTGGCAACGCTTTAAAACGCTTATGGTAAATAATTCAAAGGGTGTGTGATTTATGTATTGAAATAGTGACGGATTCGTAATGTCATCGGGGTGATAAAAGAAAGGCCCCGGATGCCAGGGCCTAAGCTTAGAAATGACTTGTGATAACTTCATTTCTAAGCGAGCCGCTCGGCAAAGGCAAGTCTTTTATCCACAAAGTTTATTTAGGACCGTGAAAAGTTGGGCTGTCCCCGACTGGCATGGCCCCAAGGTTAACTCCTACATGACTCAGCACCGAGGGATTAAGGGCTGAGCGGAAGGCCTAAATAAATTTTCGGACGATAGTAGACAGCGAAACTAAAAGTAGTAACTGGAAGCATTTAATAGCAAAAACCTGACCTGGGCTCTAGCCTGGTAGGCTTCGCTATATCAAAAACCAGTTCAAACAAACATTTATTAACCAACAATTGCATGGCTTCGGCCCTGCCGCGCTCACGCTTGTCTGCTCCTGTCTGAGTACAGCCAGCGAGCCCGAGTGTAATGGATACGATTTAAAATTAACTCTCTTAAAGGGGAATGTGAATGGCTACGCTACAAGAACTTATTAGGGAACATGGTTTAGGTAAGTGGTTAGCTCCTGCTCATACTAAAGATCAAAGGAAGTTTAAGCCGATGTTTCTTAATGAAGATCAAGATCGATACATAGGTGAGAACTATAACGGAATTAGTGATTCTTACAAAGTAGATGAACAGGCTCAGTTTGTTCTCTGGGAAGAGTCTAAGCCATCAAAGCAAGTAACATTCTTCGAGGTCGTCGTCGATGGAGTTGAGAATGGCTATCTCGATTGGTGGTCTCAAGCCCGCTTAGACAAACCTTGTATGCCTGCTGTTTATAAAACAGGTGCTTCTAAGGTTGTCGAAGTCCCCTGGGGCACGAAATAAACTTATGTGTAGCAGCAAATAAGAATTTATGTTGCAAGTCTGTGATTATTTCGTAACTTAGTAAAAATTACAAAAAGGAAACAAACCAAAGTGGACCAGATACTTGTTAAAACACAAAGTAGGATCATGCACCTACAAGAAAGCATCAAACGAATCACTGATGATGTGAAGAACATCAAAGTAGTGGTGAGCCGTCTTTACACGACAGAGCATCTCTTTGGAAAGACTGATGCTGCTCGTGTAGCTTTAGAAGATTATAAAGATGGTGAAGAGATGGGCTTTGTTGGCTACTTCACTCTGATTCAAGATGCTTACCTAGTAAATCAGATCACTCACTCCTTCACTACCATTGATGACATTGAAGAGAGTTACTTCATCGCTTTTGATCAAGGCATCCTTATGCCATCACTAGAGAGACCAAAGCCTGGTATCGGCTACATCCTTTATGGTGTGAAACTAAATGGCATCATTGATTGCTTAGAAAGTAACAGAGGTTAGTTTTGGGTGATGATATGGACATTGAATTAAACAGCGTGCCTGGTGCGATTTTAAACGGTGGTGGTAGCGGTGGTGTTTACCCAGTTCCTATGGGTGGCATCCCTTATAATCCTAATACTCCGATTGATCGTGCTGTGATGTCTCAAAGACCTCTCGATACTGGTGATCGCTTTCAAGTGATTAGTAGAATCCCATCTCTGGAGGCTGCTCCTATTGGTGCGATCTACAGAGTGGATGGAAGAACGCCTCATGATCATACCTATGACTTTAGAGCTAGATCACCTGATCATCCTGGTGGTGGTAATGATGTCGCTTGGTGGTTTAAAGATGAAGATCAAGGTCGTTACTGGGTTCTTTTAGAAAGAGCAGAGAGAATTACACCAAATACTCCTCGTGCTCCAATGATAGCAGGGGATCAATTTAGACTTACTCGAAGTCTTATTTATATTGAATCTAGCATGGCAGGTATGATCTTTACGGTGGTGAGAGCTGGAAGAGACCGTGCTTTCCAAGCAAAGTGCCCTGATCTACCTAGACCAGGTGATGAACCTTGGTATTTTGATTATAGTGATGAGGATTTAAATTGGGTTCGTATACCAAGACCTGAGGATACTGTAGCTGGATGGACTCCCCAAGTTGGTCAGGTGATTGAGATCTTAAGAGATAACCACTACAGCATCAGTTGTGTTCAAGGAGATCTATTTGTCATCTCAAATGATAACGTAGAAAGCGGCATTAAATTTTATGCTAGATGTATTCAGGGTACAGAATCTGATCGTCCAGATTGGGATTTTATCTTTAGAGTTGATGCTTTTAATGAAGGATATCGTCTTTACAGATCAGCTCCTTCTTTATCAATGGAACTAGCTGGTGAAGCTCCTATAGCTGTGCCACCTACTGTAAGAGATCCTTTAAGACTGGGTATGATGGTTGAGATCACTATCGATGGTTATTATGCGATTCCTTGTAAATCTGGTGATAAGTTTATGATCACCTCTGTTTATGAAAAATCATTCTACGCTAAAACTACAATGTCATCAGCAGATATGTGGCAGTTTAAAGTTGAAGACGAGGGTAGAGGTTGGAAGAGAGTTGAAGAGACTCCATCACCATCTCTAGAACTTCCAATGAAGTCAGTGGCTGATATCCCTCGTGAAGTTCCTTACTACACTCGTCATGAGATGGCCTTCGAGCTTGCAAAAGCTTTAATGGGTAATGCTGATCTAGCTAAGATTCTTAATCATGCACACCAAGAAGATCCTGGTGACAAGATGAGTACGATCATTACTCGCGTTGCTGATAACACCGCTAAGAAGCTTCTAGAGACCTGGGAGAAGGACTAATGACACCAACTATGGCTATCTTAGGTATCATCATGGCTGGCATCGTAGGCCTTCAGATTATGTACATGATGACTATCATCACCAGAAACTCAGTCATCTTAAACTCTCTTATGCACGGGGTTTATAGCACCATTAAAGATCCTGCTGATCGAATGCAGTTTCTTGATCACATGATGATGACAACCATGGCTCGTGCTGAACAAGGTGAGATTGATCGTGGTGAGATGGATAAGATCATGAGGCACTTTAAAGAAGAGTTTCAAGAAGCTAGTGAGAACTGGAAGATAATTGAAGAGGGTGAAAACCTTGACCTTCTCTAAAGAACTAAGAAAACGAGTTACTGAAGACGGTAGAACCATCAGAGAGTTCTCTCACTCTAATGGACTCTCTGAGTTCACTGTCTCAGCCTACATGGATCAATCAAGGGTGACTATCCCAAGCGTTGATAACATGAAAAAGATCTCTAAAGGACTTAACTGGGATCTAGGGGACATGGTTCGTACCGCTGGTACTGACAGATATATTGAATTTTGTGAAAAACATGGCGTTAAGCCAATCTAAAGGAGAATACAAATGGCAGAATACAGAACTAACCCAAACAGCCTAAAACAGCAGGCACTAGCTTTATTCCGTAAAGGAATGAGCCTTAATGAAGCAGTCAAAGAACTTCGTAAGATGGGACTAAGACCTAAGTACAACACTGTGGCGGCTTACCAGACGATTCATCGTAAAGAGCAAGCAGCTATCGAGATTCCTGTGACTCCTAAGTGGCCAACACTGGGCGGTTCACCTGATCAGGTAGTAGCGACTGGTCTTGCTGAAAGATCTTCTTACTCTGCTTTTGAGATCATTGAGAAGATCGCAGTTTGTCCAAAACTTTTACCAAGCCAAAAATCAGTGTTTCTGAAGTTCGCAGTTGAGGCATTTAATGGCTAAAAGAAAAAAGAGCTTTGGAGGTGTTTTAAGAGACCTCAGACTTAGCTCTGATCTTTTTCAGGAAGACATTGCAAATATTTGCGAGGTCACTCCTCAGTTTATTTCAAACTGGGAATGCGGAAGATCTTATCCACCACCAGAAAGATTACAGGCTGCCTGTGATGAATATGGATGGGACTATGAGGGACTTTCAAAGCTCATCGTAAAAGAGAAGCACGACAAGTCTAAATTTGGTTACTAAAATTTGAGGGCTTAGGGTTCATTGAAGGAGTCTTAGGTTTGCTTGTTCCAGGCTCTGGAGCTTTAGGCCCTCTATTACTAAAAAACAACTAACAGGCAAAAAACAAAGGAGAATGAAAATGGCAAAGGAACTAACAGTTCAAGTATCTGGTGGTGAGCGCATGGGTGGAAAAACTGCTGAGACAGTAGCAGAGCTTAAGCGTGGTTTGGATGCTTCAGTAGCAAACTACCAAGCAACCGTAAATGGTGAACCAGTAGAGGACACTCATGTTCTTTCTGACTTCGCTTTCGTTGCTTTGACTGCAAAAGTTAAAGGCGCTTAAGCGTTGAATGGGTCACTCATAGAAATATGGGTGGCCTTCTTGAACGCTTATAAAGGAGCAAGCAATGAGTGAAACTAGAACTGAGGGATGGTCATTAGACTTCGTACAAGATCATCAATCAGGACATACAAGACAAGTCTCTGGTAACGATGGGAGATTACAAGGTGATATTGATGAAACTTTAGCTAGAACTATTACTGATAGTTTTAGAGACACTGCCATTGAATACATAGCACAACACGCTGGTGTTTTTAGAGTGCCGCTTAATGAAAATGCAATAGCCCAAGCGGTTTCGGTAGCTGAGCGCGCCTCACCACCACCATTAGAGAGAATGTCTGATTTATACTCAAGCTTTGTAGCACCATCCATTGCTGGTCTCAGTGAGACTGTGGCTCGTGATGAGCGTGGTAGGTTTGCACCTAGAAGCCGCACCACTGCTGAAGCTTCTACTACCTCTAGACCTACACCTGATAACTCTGATTTAAATCTCACTAATTCTTGTTTTAGAACTGATGAAGAATTTATTAAGTACGTGAACACCATGTGCTCAGTGTTTTACGTAAGCCCTAATCACAAGGAAGTCAGAATTCTTCTCTCAAACTCTAGTGAATACTATAATTATGATAAAGGAGCGGTCAATAGCTACCTTATTGGCATAGCTAGTGAAGTAGCTCCTAGTGAGCGTGGCTTAAGAGACAGCATGGTGGCTGAGCTTGTTCGTATGAAAAGAAGAATCAACTCTAATGCAGATCTAGAGTCTTCTTATCAAAGAAACATACTCTCAGCAAAAAGCTATCTTACTGATCATAGAAGATCTATCTCAAATGCTAATCACGACTACTTAGCTTTGATCAGAGCTAAATCTAGATCCCTTGATTATGTGGCGATTGTAAAAGAGATCTTAAAAGACGAGTTCTACTCTCTACAAACCGTTGATGACACGAAAGTCTTTTTTATCACAAAACCTGTGACCATCTCTCACATCATTAGATCATCAAAAGTGGATCAGACTTGTTACATGGGTAAGTATAGAATCATGCTTGATTTTGATTCTTGTATTATCACGGTCCAGCAGTGGGAAGATAACATCATAGTCTCTGGTTGTCCTCATCCTAACGTGAATGAGAGTGGTGGCATATGCTGGGGCAATGGCAGTGTAGCAGCAGAGCAAATGAGCCAAGGGATCTTTAAACCAGCCTTTGAAGCTCTAAGATCAATTCTTACATCTTATGGCACACCTCCTTACGTTCCACTAGAGAGCTTTATCTCAGCAAGAAAGAGATTAGATATCTTTGTGAATACCACTCATAGAAAAGTGGGGAGACTTAAAGTTCAAGGTGATATTTTTTCTTTAAAATTCAACCTTAATGGTTTGACCATTCACGATAGCAGAAGCCTTGAAGTTGATCTCTTTCAAGAATTTAAAATCACTGATGATGGTATAATCTTCTCTCATCTTGATGCTGATAAGTTCTTAATCGCTGACAATAACGCCACGTTCGTTAATGTGGATGACTTCTTTAAGGATCTAAATCTCACTCTGACAAGATCAGAGATGGTTGATCACGATCACTACTTAAACACCGTTGAGCATGATGAAGATGATGATGGTGATCATGGTGATGATTCAGATGTCTTCTGAAGAGGAGCCATCACTTTTGACAACTTAGCCACTAGAATTTTGTGGGATACCGTAACAACTTAAAAGGAACAAGCAAGCAAAATGGAACAACTTAAACCCACCGTTTACATCACGCGATTAGCGCACACTAAGATCATGCACTGGATAAATATGACAAACCTCGAAGTCTCAGGCTTTGGGAAGTGTGAGTTTCACAGAGATGAAAAGAACAAACCTTTTTTCATCGTCAGTGACGTGATCTTATTAAAACAAGAAGTGGGCGCTGCTCACACCGACATTGATCCAGCCTCATTAGGCAAAGCTCTCTTTGAGACTAAGGACATTCCAGGAGATCTAAACTTCTGGTGGCACTCTCATGTTAATATGAATGTGTTCTGGTCAACTGTGGATAAAGACACCATCAATGAGCTAGGAGCACAAGGCTACTGCTTAGCTAGCGTCTTTAATAAAAAAGAAGAGGTTAGAACAGCTCTTAGTTTTAAAAATGATTCTAAATTTGGATCATCTCTTAGTTTTGAAGATGACCTTACTATGATCATCTATGACCCAGAGCTAGAACTACAGCGTGCGGCGTGGGATAAAGAATTTAAAGAAAAGGTGGCTGAAGAAAAAGTGATCTTTCTACCAGGCGCTCAAGGTGGTGGTTTTAGTTCAGGCTTTGATAACTCTCCAAAGCGTTGCTTAAAGATCATGCGAAGAGCGATGAATTCTTATATGGCTCCTTTCACTGAGAATGAGGTCATTAAGATTAATAATCTCATTGAGACTTACACTAAAAACAGAACTGATCTTAAGCCCAATATCTTAGAGCTATCAGCAATCCTAGGGCTTTACCCTTACGAGGTAGAAAAAGCCTACCCACTTCTAAATGCTTTTGAGCTAAAAAGAACTGAAGACATCATTGATCTCTTTTTAGAGACCTCTGTGGGTTTTGGTGAAGTCATTGATGCCACTAAGCCTAGGATCTCTGAAGCTGATATTGAAGCTGCTAGTATGCCTGATGAAGACGATGATGATCCTTACTACTCAGATCCTGATGCGGCTGAGATGCAAAGACTTATGGAGCAATATAATAGAGGAGAGATTCAATAATGGACATCTTTACACAGTACGCTCATTTAACCCGTCAATTAGAAGTGATCCCTGTGACCACTCTATCCACTGAGATTCATATCATCGGTGTGGGGGCTATTGGCTCTCTTGTGAGCTTAAACTTAGCTAAGATGGGCTTTACAAAGCAAGTGGTCTATGACCCTGACGTGGTCTCTGTAGAAAACCTCTCTTGTCAGTTCTACCGTAAATCAGACATCGGAAAACCTAAGGTAGAAGCCCTTGATGATCTTATCTTTGACTTCACAGGTGAAGCCTTATGGAGCACCATTCACTCATACTGGGATGATCCCGAGGAGTGTAACACCGCTAAGATTGTGATCTGCTGCGTGGATGATATGACAGCAAGAGCTAAAATCTTTGATGAGATGAAAAACCTTTTAAATGTGGATTATTTCATCGATGCTAGAATGAGCCTAGAAGATGCCGCTATGTACGTGATGAACCCTCATGATCCCCAAGATCAGGAGAGTTATAAGAAGACTCTTTTTTCAAACGAAGAAGGAGTGCAGGAACGTTGCACTGCTAAGAGCACGATCTACACAGCCACCATGCTTGCGGGGCTAGTGGCAAAGGCTGTAAAGAACTTGATTTGCCGTGAGGATTATCCAAGAGTGTCTTTATGGAGCATTAAGAATAACGACATCAATAGCTATAAAAAGGAGATTTAATGGCTAAAAAAAATATGAATACTCTTAGCATGAAGGTATCTGCGAGTGAAGGCCTTACAGAAGAGGTTAACATCGCAAACATCAAAGAAGTTCTAAAGTACGTATCCCTCATGGTTTATGAAGATGAAGAGTACATCAGTATTCTTTTTAATAACGGTGAGAAAATTTATAAGAAAAGACAAAAAGAATTTAGTAAGTAGTTTTATCCCAGTGGTGCATGGTGTGTAGCATGCACGACTAGCGTGTAAGGGCGGCACTATAATCCACTGGGGCTTTCAATTATGGGACTGATCCGGTTTAAATCGTGGACTAGAGGGAATGGATAGGCCCTTCATTAAAAGCTAGACCATGAACCATGATTGAAACTTTGAGCTAAGCGGCTCGTTTGTACACGATAGAATTACTAGGGTGACAGACATTTAATGGGCCGCTTATTTGAGAGGTGAAAATGAAATGGTTAGCGCAAGTAAAAGGTGATCCTAATGGTTCTGCATGGGAGATCAGTGTCGTGAGATCTGATAACAAACATGGGCAAGTATCATGGGGATGGTTTGATGAAAGAAAGCTCCTCGTATCTCATAACGGAGGTCCTTGTAATGATCCTATGGCTCTAGGTCTTGGTGATAAGATGGTTCAAATAGCTCATGACCTAGCAGCAGAGTTAAACGCAAAGGAAGCTTTAAAATGAGCGTTTGGATTGCGATGATAATTGTTACCGTTAGTCATGGCGCTGCTACATTTCAGGTTGAAACTAAGTCAGCAGCTCAGTGCCAGGAAGTGGTGGCTAACGTGAAAAAGAATATGAATTACTATTTTGCAACGGCTCTTTGCCAAGAGGTGAAACGATGAAACTAATAATGATTTTAAGTGTGTTGATGCTGAGTGCTTGCTTTGATGACACTGCCTCCATTGAGGAGAATGTGAAGTATCTCGTTGAAAAAGAAATGGTCAGTATGTACCAGAACGTAGCTTCTTGTCAGGAGCTTGGTAAGTGCATGGGCTACAATGATGCTAAGATAGAAAATGACACCATCACGATAGAGCCTGCTAGTTTTGGTGGTGAGCACTATGGTCCTAGGTATAAATACACAGTATCAAGCTCAAACTACTACTGCTCATTTACCAAGGTTGTTGACTCTGGTGTTGGTATAAAATTTAAAACTTATATTGAGAGAATCAGCCTTAGAGAAATTGGTCCGATGCTAAAGGGCTGTCAGGCTAAGAAGTGCCCTGAGAAGGAATGCAAGTGAGTAATCCGAGAGTGTGGAAACTGGTAGATGGTGGTGGTTTTTTCTATATTGAAGGACCGCGGCCAAATTCTGAAATTATGGACGATGTTCACGTCATCGAGAAGAGTGCCTACACGAAGGCTATTGAGGCTTTAAAACAAATAGGACGTTGTAGTCATAGAGTTGAAAGAACCGCGACTGGCCCACACATTATTCACAATGATGATTGTCTTAAGTGCAAAACCCTCAAGGAGTTGGGCGAATGAGTGAAGTTAAAAAGCCGAGAGAGTTTTGGATATTTACTATAGCAGGAAAAGGACAAGTTGTTTGTGATGCTGAAAAGTTAGCGGACGATTTGTTTAAGTATGTGAGCCCCAATGAAGGACCGGAAAAAATCCCCGTCATCGAGAAGTCTGCTTACGACAAGGCTATTGAGGCTTTGAAGGAAATGGATTGCTACTACTATTACGCGCATCCTCATGATGACGATAGAACTCACACAGTTGAGCGATGTCCTAAATGTAGAACTTTGAAAGAGCTTGGTGCCTATGAGTGAATGTCCTAAGTGTCATTGGTCTGACAGAGATTGTAAATGTTCAATAGCTGCTGGGCTTTCTACAGGCAATGCATTCCACAGGTTTTTAGAATTAGATGGCAAACGCGCTAGAAATCTATCCGAAGAGCCTACTATAGTTGTCAATAAAGCTGATTATGAATTCCTCCTCGCCGAAAACGCAGAGCTAAAGAAAGAGCGGGATAGAATACAGAATGCTTTAGAGATTCAGAACGTAAACATGGTTAAAGCTGCTGAAAACTATGACCGCATTAATGGCATTAGAAATGATCTTCAGTCTAAACTCACTCTCGCGGTTCAGGCATTGGAGTTTTATGGGAGAACTAAAGGTGATGATTTTGAACCTATTGCGTTTACTCTACATGATGATTTAAATGATCCAGAGATAGGTCAATTTGTTTCATGTGAAGATTTTGAATACATTGATGAAGAGTTTGCAATTGTTCACGGTAAGCGTGCCAGAACTGCACTACTTCAAATCAAATGGGGCGGGAAGTGAACGAATTTAAATGTGAAATGTGTCCAGAAGAAGATTCTATTTTAACTGTCACTATAGTGAATGGCGTGGTCATAAAAGTTTGCGATGGGTGTTTAGAAGGATTGATTGATAATTGCTGTGAAGAAGATGATGATGAAAACTAAAATCATCTTAATGCTCCTTCTCACTTCCTGCGCTCACCAGCCAACCTGGGAGAGTGCTTCTGATTACTGCTATAAAGAGTACGGAATAAACGCAGACAAACTCATGAATGCAGGTGCAGGTGATAGCTTTGCTCATACCTATGAAGCAGGCGCTTATGGTGGCTGTATCTTTGGGATTATGGAATTTTGGAATGACTAAAGAACAACTAGCACAAGAACATTTCAAAAAGGTTCATACTCATTTGTGTGCTGATGAAAAAGAGCTGGAGTATTGGTTTAAACCAGGAAACTCAAAGACGATTGATGGTTTTATCGCTGGCTTTGAGGTTTTTGAAGAGCGTCTTAAGATAGCCATGGAGTTCATCGACAAAGTAGCAGGTCCCATTGGAAGCGGTTGTGAGATCGGAAGTCTTCAGCACATGGCTCAAGTTGTAAGAGAACAAATCAAAGGAAAGATATGAATGCAGGCCTACTCAATATCATCCAAAAACAAAATGAAGAGATTGAAGATCTTAAGTTAAAACTTGAGTTCAAAGAAGAGCTTGTTAAATTAGCAAGACTTGAAAGAGATGAAGCGATGAAAAGAAGTAAGTCATCAAATGGTTTTGCAGAGCGATTTGAAGATTTTTATAAAGAATTTGGAAAAGAGTTCTTCGAAAAGGAGAAAAAATGAACCTACTACAAATGGTTGATGAGCATAACACCATCATCAGATCACTCATTGAAAACGGCGGGGTTATCTCTCCAGAGATGGAGGAGAAGCTCTCAACACTCGATGTCTCTCTTCCAGATAAGATTGATTCTTATTATCACATCCTTGGAAAGCTCGCTTTAGAGCATGAGTACTGGAAAGAAAAAGCCGATGCTCTTTATGCTGTGGCTAAGGGCTGCATCACGGCTCAGACTTTTATCAAAGAGAGATTAAAGTTTGCAGCAAGTTCCCTTAGTGTTGACGAACTAAAAGGGGTTGATTATCGTTTTAAAATCCAAAACGGTAAAAAGGTTTTAAAAGTAGATCGTGAGAAACTCCCAGAGAGTTATTATGAAGAGATCACTCATAAAGAAAAGGTTTTAAAAGAGCTTTTGATTTATGAAGAGATCAATGCTGGAAAGACCATTGAAGGAGCAGAGCTTGTCACCACTAGAATCATCAAGTCCTATGTCAATAAACGCGCCTAAGATTTATCAGGCTATCTCTGCTATCATGGGAGAAATTGGAGTGGTGGGTAAGACCACTAGAGCCCAAGGTCTTCCTTATAGCTTTAGATCTGCTGATGACATCATTAACGTGATCTCTCCCTTGTTGGTGAAGTACAAGGTCTGCATTTTTCCTCGAGAGGTTGAATCAATCTCAGAGATGTTTCATAACTCAGCAGGAAAGCAAATCACCAGAGTCTCTAAAAAGATGGAATATAAGTTTGTAAGCACTGAGGATGGCTCAAGTGAAACGGTTTGTATGGGCGGTGAAGGGCTTGATTTTAGCGATAAGGCCTCTAGTAAGGCTCAGACCATGGCTTTTAAGTACATGTTTGCTGAGACCTTTGCGATTGCCACTGAAGATCCTGATCCAGATTCTGAGCGTCCAGAGGTTGGTGAGATTAACCCTGGTGAGCACATCATCAATTTTGGTAAGTCTCTAAAGAATAAGAAAATCAAAGACGTTCCAATTCAAGACCTTGATTCTTATGCTGACTGGTTAGAATCTAGTGCTAATAAAAAAGGTGAGAAGGTGAGTGGTGACGCTAAGACCTTCATCGATATGGTAGCGTTATTTAAAAAGGAGAAGGCATAATGTGGTTAAAATATGATCTTTATGACAACGCTGGAGTAAAAGATGGTCCATATAAAATGGTCATGGAAAGCGCTGAGATTTTTGAATCAAACATCGCTTTTCGCCACAAGGTCTTAGTAGACGTTGGCACCACTGTTACTTTAGATGGTTTAAAGCAAGTTGAGATGAGCGTTTTAAATCTTGTGAACGGCTCACAGCTTCTTGGTCTTTATAAAGGTTCAAACTAATGCTAACGGCTTATCCTCAACTACTCCTAAGAATCGTGATCACAGGTAATGATGGTAAGGTTCACACGAACAACACCTACAATCTAGGTTCTACTCAGTGGAAACTTAACATCGACCGCCTAGCGAAGATCATTCCTGCTATGACAAATGAAGTGAAGATTAAGCTTAAGAAAGATGGCATTGTAGCCATTGAAACTGATGATGGTATCGTGGAGCTTATTGTCCAGGAGCAAATACCTTCCGGCCATCAATCGTCACCTTCTTCGGAAGTTGAGATAGTAAGAACTTAGAGGCATCTTTTGGACACTTACTGCGAAGATTTTTATATTGATCCCACAGCGCTTGTAGAAGTTCTTCAGAATCTATTACCGCTGCAAAAGCATACTGATCTATCATTCGACGTAAAAACAGGAATTGCTCAAGCGATACTCCTTCGAGTTTTCCAGGAGCCTTTAATTCTATCGCTACAAGAAGGCCATCAGATGAAGATCCAAGTAGATCCGGATGACCCACAACTAATCCATCTTTCCGTTTATACTTCCCACGGGCAGCAGAGTACTCCCCCTTAGAATCATAGATGTTAACCCAGATTTTATTCCGGGTTAACCACCAGTGAATGGCTTGTTCTACTTTTTTCTCAGGCTTGATGGTTTTGAAGTGCATCGAAGATCATCGCCACAATGTCAATGTGACCGCGCATACGGCGAGAAGGGTTGCCAGCACTATAGCGGTATTTAGTGTACACTCCATCTCCTTCTGAAGACCCAGCGCTGTTAGTATTTCCTTCGATAGATCGGAAGACTCCAGCAACTGATCCTGTTCGGATAATCCCGGTATGTCCTTTGTGGGACTCGGTTCTAGATTGCTGGATGAAGCAGCCACCAATGACTGGGGCTGAACTTTGGTACTTCGCTGGAGTATGGATATAAACTTGCTGACAATTTTCACTCTTAAAGAGTACTGACTCAATCCCGTATTGATTGCAAACTCTTTTTGTCACCCATTGTACAAAAGCCATGCACCAGGCTTCTTGCTTAGCCTTACCATCAACAACCTTTTGATATTCCTCAACTTCTTTGCCTTTATTAAAGCCATGTTCCCTAACACCAACTTGTGAGAGGGCTACTGCAATCATTGCGTTTTGGATCTCTGCCTTAGTGACCATAATCATCCTTGATTTTTGGCTACTTACTGCCCGATGTAGATACGACCGTGCTTTCTAAGTAGAATTAATTGTTTAGCTTTTTGAGATGGTGTGAGTTTGCTATCTTTTTGGATCATCCCATCGATGGCTTGAGCATCTTGAGGGCTTTGTAGAAGTTGTGTATCAGCCGCTCTAAACCCCTCAATTCTTGGATCTTCTGTTCGAAGTGATTGAAGGATCGCTTGTGGCGCTTTTCTCATCATTTGGCCTGTTCCCATTGGTAACATTCTTGAAAGACCTCTAGACGCATTGATTGTGCCTTTAATGGCAAGCGGTGATCCTAAAGCACCCATAGCTAATCCAGCCATGGCATTGCCGTAGTTACCCTCTGAGGCCTCATTAAGAGCATAAGAACCACCAGTGATCATAGGGACCAATGAAGCCCCTGTTTTCTCTCGTGGTAAGATTCCAGCGTTATTAAAATAAGAAGCCGCCGCTAAGTTCTCAGCCTCAGGTAGAAAATCCTCACCAACTGCTTCACCGACTCTTTTAAGTTGGCTTCTACCTAATTGGTTTTCACCAGAGCCAGCCGTCATAAGCGCACCAAATGGTTTATCTGGAGCAATGAGATTTTTATTAATATTTTTATCAAGTCTACGAATCTTACCAATTTCAGCATTTGCAGCAGAGATCTCTGGAGCCACACCCTTCAAAGACTGTCTTGCACGAGAGGCAGCTCTTTCCATGCTGATATCTACAAAGTCTTTTTTCTTAAAGGCTTGTCCAGGTTGAAGGTACTCAGCTTGAGACTGAAGAAACTTTTGAACATCATAAGCATCATCAGCACTCATATAAAGCGCATTACCGCTTGCTTGGCCCATATCGATAATTTTATTAAGAGCCTCTTGCATACGAGCAATTTCTTTTTCATGAAGATCAGGCTTTAGCTTTTTGATATTATCTTGCAAAACTGTAGCAGCAGAAGACATATCAACCATTTTTTGGCCGTCTTTTGCTAGAGATCCTGAGATTCTAGCGTTCTGAGCGGTTTTAAATGAGGCGGTTTTATCTTGGATGTTAGTTCTAATCGCATCAGCACCTTGTAAAAGGTCATCGTGAGTAGAAGAAGCAAGTTTTTTAACCTGTGGCGCTCTTTCAGCGTAAACTTCTAAAACTCTCTCAGGAATTTTAGACATAGAAGAGGCAAGTTTTTTTGCACCCTTTTTAATGCCACTACCAATAACTGGCAGCATTTGCCCAGCGCTCTCACCAGCAACGGTAGCAACTCCCTCCAATACAGGATCGCGATAAATCTCTTCTCGTGATTTTTGATCTTCTAATAAAAGAGCCTCTAGAGCATTCTCAGCACTCTTACCAAGAGCACCACCAAGGCCAGCCCCAGCCATACCACCATAAATAGCACCTGCTGAAGTTCCTGCCACTGGCACTAAGCTACCAGCGGTTGCGCCTAAACCAGTGCCCATTGCGCCACCGATCATAGCACCAGTTAAAGGCAGAGCCTCAATCATACCTCTTAGAGACCCCTCTGAAGTAAACATAGGTGTTTTATCTTCGTGAGCTTCGGTATCTCTCCATGAGGAAGTATCTTCCTTAAGGGTATCTCTCCATCCCATTAGTTCCACCCCTCAGATTGAGCCTCTTTAAGTTCCTTATCGTTTTTAACAGTTACAACTTTTCCACTTTTACGAAGTTGTCTCGGGAATCCTTGAGGTTGTTTGTTAAGACCTTGTGTGATTCCTGGACCAACTTGTTTTGATCCATATTTTGAAGTGTCATAGCCAGACGATTTATAAGAAGCCAAATCAGCTTGATATTTTTGTTGCAGCATTCGCTCTAGAATTGCAATTTTGTTTTGCACAATCTCTGGCTTATCACCAGTTTCAGGAAGCATTTTGCGATACCGCTTAATATCTCCCTCAGCAAGTTTACCGCCCTCTAGATATCTTCCAATAATCTGAGCCTTAGTCATGAGGTCAGCATCGATAGAGCCAGCTTTAGTAGCTAGATCACCAATACCAGTGGCAATGGCTGCTTTATTTAAGATGTTTTGACCTTTACCAAAAATCTCAGGGTTATTTTCTACAGCAGCTCTCACATCAGCTAAGCCAGATAGAGCAGTATCGGCGCTTGCGATATTCTCAGCAGCGCCGATAGAAAGACGCTTACCACCACCATGACCACTGCCTTTTTTAATAGAGGCCGCATCCACTTTTGCTTTTGCAGCTTCTTTTGCTCTTTTTTCAGCAGAAGAGTTGGCTTCTTGTTGTCTCTTAAGAGCAGCTTCATTGGTCATGTCAACACGAGTAAGCCCCGCGCCTGCCATCATCTCAGCAATCTCTCTTTGATTCTGGAAGCCTTTTAATTGCATCATATTATCATAGTAATCTTTTTGGCTGATGCGTTCGTTTTGATAGTCCTCTTTGAGTAACTCCATACGATCATTAATGAGAGAATCGAGACGTTTTGACTCTTCACTAGATAACCCAGAGAGAATCTTAGAAGCTTCTCCCATGCGTTTACCTTCTTGATCTTGCTGCTTATTAAAAGATTCTTGCTCTGAGTCCATCAGAAGCTTTAAAGCCACTTGACGTTTAGAGCCTTCATTTTGCTTAGTCTTATAAGCCTCAAGTTGTTCTTTTCTATCTTGAGAACGTAAGTCATAAGCTCCTTTTTGTGCAGGAGCAGCAGCAGCCATTCCATCAACTCCAGTGAGCATTCCTAAAGCACCAGGCCCAAGGGCATAGATAGCTTTAGTGAGCATATCTTCTTCTGGAGCTTTATAAGTCTCAGTCTTTGCTTCATTGGCAATTTTCTTAGCCATATCTTCATACTGAGATTTAAACGCTGGTACTGGTTTTAAATACTGATCAGCAATGGCTTCTAGCTTATCAGTGTGTTTTCCATACCTAGCGCGTTCATCGGTGATTTTATCAGCAGTATAATTCACATCATCGAGGATCTTATTACCTAGAAGATTCACAGATTCTCTCTGGCCTTCTAGTTCAGGAGGATTTTGATCAGCATCTTGGATGTACTGTCTTGGATCTATTGTGCTTCCAACAATTTTAATAGGCTCTTGACGCTGGATCACCGTGCCACCAGGGCCGATGTAAGAATTCGCTGGAAGAGCAGGCTTTTCAGGAAGTGGCTGAGCCGCTGCTTGAGCAATCGCCTCTTTTTTAATTGCTGAGAGATCAATCTCAGGCATTTTTCTATTAAGTAGTTCTTCTAAGTAATCGATCTCTGCCATCGTTAAACTCCAAAACAAGCCGCTAGGCTAATTGTGACGGTTTTATAGTGGTCATAGGCAAAATTAGTGTCACCAGCTTTCACCATTGCAATCACCGCATCTAAAGAGGGCTTTAGTTTTAGCCAGTCATAGTTCTTAGCGTTCATATTAGCGATGAGCTTATGGGCTTGTTCAAAATAAATTCTGGCATTAATTGGATCATTTTCTAGGGCATGATTTCTAAGCTTATTTAAAGCCTTCATCTCACCAAAGTTCCAAGGAGCATGTTTATGCACCTCTGAGCAAATCCAAGATGGACCACCACCAGAGTTTTTATTAGCGTTAGCAGCAGCGGTATTACCACGCTCAGTGACTCCCGTTTGCTGCTCATTAATAGCTGAGCCAAGAGCACCGTATTTTTGTCTAAAGATAAAATCTTGTAAGCCTTGGTTGCCAGTACGTTTTAAGTTGGCATCATCTAAGAGCATTTTTCTCTCGTTATCAGCATTTGCAGATACAAAACCCTTATCAGCTTCTCCTTGCATGGCAGCAGCACGAGCGCCACCGATACCAGCACGACCCACACGACTTTGTAGGCTTTTAAGTGATTTAGATCTCTCACCTTGGATGGATTCACGAGCTGAGGCTTGTCTAGCGCCTAATTCTGCACCCGAGTAACCTTTAGCGAGTTCTTCTTGGTTCTCTCTGAGTTTAATCATGTCAGGATCGTTATAAAAGATCTCCTGTCCACGTTTCATGCCTTTAGCATAATCCTGATCTGATGCTGTGGGCTGAGCCTTAGCCGCCGCTGCATCTTCTGGAGATTCAAACCAAGCGCCTTGGTGAGAGCCATTAATCACAGCCCCTACTGGGATCGGGTTCCCGTTGATGTCATATTTGTACGCTGTAGCCACTAGAGACCTCCATGTCTAAAGTTCTTCAATAGTAAAGTTATACAGAGCGATATTGCATGTGAACGCTCCAGAGTTTGGCCGATGCTGCACAATAAAAGTGTTTTCAACACCAGGAACAACATCAATCTCCCCCATTAAAACAGGAGAGTGGTAAAAACCAATAGGGCTAGAAGTGTAAGGGATATTCAAAAACCTCCCCTGATAAACAACCTCGCTCGTGGTTGAGTTCACTATTTTAATATAATGCCCATCAACACTGCCCGCTGTAGAGGGAAAATGCTGCAAAGAAGGATAAACGGTATTTGGCGGCGTGGAGGTGGCCGGGCTTAAAATTGCTCTGATTCTAGTTTTTGTACTAGTAAAAGCAATTGTAGCCGCCGTGGTAAAAGATGCAGGATTTGATGCTGAAGATAAAGCAATAGCCACCGTGGTTCTTTGTATAGTTCCAGCCTCTGTTACCTCGTTTTGCAAGTTCTCTATAGTTTCCGTGAGTCTTGCCTCAGCTTCACCAGCATCTTGAATAAAAAGATCAAGTGCCTTCCAGTTTTGCCTAAGCTCATTGACGAGGTAATCTTGGATGTCCATCCCTCTTCTAAATTCACGTAAAATTGCGAGTGTTTTAAGTTTTAAACTCACTTTTTTGGTTCTCCTGGATCAAAATCAGCCGCATAGACGATCTCAAAGCCATCCATCTTCACCAGTTCATTAATGGTGTTATGATAGAGCCCAATTGAAACGGCTGAGAGCTTAGTCACGTTTAAGTTTCCAGCGTGCTTCACTCCTACCGTTGCATCAGTGGCCTCAGGGATTACGATGTCATAAGAGCTTTGTAAGGTATCAATATAATTATAGTATTGATCCATCCGAATGGTGAATCCTCCTTGAACGGAGTTCACCCAGAAGTTCACAAAGTCTTTATCAATCGTAGGAATTCCGTAATTAAGCCAAGCTGACTTAATATTTAACTCAATGGCTTGATCGTTATCAGCCATGTCATACTTGGTACCAGTACGTTTTTGCTTCCAGAGCATCGTAAAATCATCTCTGTTTTCACTAAAGATCAGCTCATCTCTAGAAGTAGAAAGTAGACCTGCATTTGGATATATGTCCTGCCACTGATACCAGCAAGATCTCTTAACCCCTTGGTTTTCAGAATAGTCATAAACGAAGGCTAAAGAGTACTCGGTAGGAATCGGATTTGCTCCGCTCTCACCATCTTCAATCCAGCCAGCAGGAATAAAGCAAATATAGTGATTATCTAATCTAAAGTTTGTGCTCTTAGCGCGTGAAGGAAGAAGTCTTTGATTTCTAGGGACTTGTAAGTTCTTTCTAAAATCATCTTGGATCAACGCGCCCAAGTACTCTGGCAAGCGTCCAGCAACGCAAGACCAAAAGCCACCAACCACATCACACCATACCAATGAACCAGAGACATCTTGGATAGAGTTAAACGAAGAGCACCCAGCATCGGTCTCAAGAATCTCTTTAGTAATGTCGTTTGTCGCCACAGTCCCAGTAAGAAGTCCAACGGTTCTATCCTTCATTACAAACAACGCGCTCTTATTCTCAGCAAAACCCCTTACTTGATCTTGGTACAGTCCTTGGAAGTCTTCTTCATTAGCCCCAGATCTTGTAAAGCCCTCTGGATTTATAGCATCACACCAATAGACACTTTGAAAATCACAAAGGCTTGCCTCAGTATAAGTTCCTTCTAAATCAGGACCATAAGCTCCAAAAGCGCCCACGGCGTATTTCTGATATGAAGTAGGGTAGTTGTCATCTTTGATTGATGGATCATAAGGACGGCCACCCTGAACAAGCTGCTGCTGCCAAGTTGAAATGTATCTACAAGCCCTTGGAATCTCACCACCTAAGGTGTCATCCACGCTCACTGCTGTAATAGAACTATCATCATCAATGAAAGTGTTTGAAACAGTGTCATCATAAGAAACAGGTAAGATCCAAGCTAGTAACCAGTCTGAAGTTGTGAGCTGTCTACGATAAACTTCAATGCTAGCGCCAATCACGGTTTGATTATAAATATTAATCGCATCCACGTTGGCTGAGAGCTTTCCGTCCCATTGATCTTCAGCAAAATAAGCATTAATGATCATGCCATCTTTTACTTTCGAGGTTCTCACCACAGTCCCTGGTGATGGTACATCAATCACTTCGTAGTGAAGAGCAGTGTTAATCGTGATCGTATCGTAAGAACCATTTGAGGTATCAATCGAATTAATTTTAGAATACCAAAACACTGGCTGTTGATAAGAGATCCTTTTCCAAGAATCAGACGGTGTGGCTGTGTAGTACTGAAAACGCATCGTCATTCCAACTAAGAGATTATGACCTTTTTCAACCTGAATCGTGGTGGCATTGTCAGTTGAATCAGCATACACAGTGGCTGAGTAAATCGGGTAATTTGGATCATACTTGATTGATCCTAGAGTCAAAAGCATCGAGTTATTAGAGATGGTCTGTAAAATCGCTGCTTCTTCATTCCAAGCACCGTAAATTAAAGATCCAGAAGCATCTCGGTGAACCAATCTAAAATTATAATAGTAATTCCCGGTAGCAAGTGTGTTACCAGAGCCAACAGTGTTATTTGCAGCCGCATAGCCAGAGTTATTTGTCCCGCCACTAATCGAAGGAACCCCACTCGTTGCCGATTGATGTCCCATGATCTTTGGAAGGCCAGCATAGTAAGCCGTGAAGCCATCGTATTTTACAAGCCAACCACCACAAGCGATGTAGATGGAATTATTAAGATTTGCAAAAGTAGCACCTTCAAAATCAGATAACCCTGTGATGTCATCATCAAGTACTTCTGGAAACAAAGGATCATCACCAGGACTTGGAATAATCTCTGAGTACCACACGTCATTGTACTCAGTATCAGATCCAGTGGTGTTAAACTCCTCCATGACTGTGGTCTGTAAAAGGTAAGCAGGCTCATCAGAGGTTGTGGCGTTTCCTTCTTCATCAACGATACTAGCCGAAAATCCTGTGATCGTGGCTGCTGTGATGTCTGCTACCAAGTCATCTAAAGTATAAGTAGTATCAAAGCTCACGGTGAAAATCTCAGTAGTTTGATCATCTTCTAGAAGATTAAAGGTCCACTCAGGAGTGCCATCAGTGAGATAGATATTATAGAACTGCACTAAGCCAGAAGATCTGACCATCTTTAGGCGCTTAATTCTTCTTTTATATAAAAAACCATCAGCTCCAACGCCGATGACTTCAGTTTTTGATTCACCAGTGTTGATGTCTCGGTACTTGTACTCGCCAAGGCCAAATTCAAAGCCAGTGAGTTCTTTTGATTTATGCTGAAAACCGTACCGTTGAGCGTACTGATCATCATAGTTATAGCGCCAGTTCTTAGAACCACGGCGTTGTGTTTTCGGATTCATTTTTAGGAGATTAGTGCTCGTATCAAGACCACCAAAATCATTGTAATGCTTATCGGTACGTTGAGGCACTTAACACCCCTTTAAATAAATAGGTAGTCGCAGTTAATGATCGGGATTTGAACAACATCATTGGTGTTTTGCCCGAAAGAAGTAATAATCTGATTTGCGATTGAAACTAAATTGTCTCTAGCTTCTTGGTTCCACTTTGAGCTATCACCATATTTACACTCATACTCAACGTGCTTTTTTAAGAAGTCTTCAGCCGTTGTTGGGTACTCAGGAAGATTGGTAGAGTCATAGCCAGAGCAGACATAGTCACCCACAGCGATTGTGTCACCATCATCTAAAGTGAAAGGTGAGAGAGTGAAAACACCAGTGGTAGAATTCACAGTGTCAAAGATGATGTGCTTTGCTTTTTGAACACCAAACTTATCAACCACTGAAATAAAATTATCACGATTTAAATAAGCGTAATCAAAAGAAGCTTCAGCCGCGTTAATCGTGAGAGCTGTGAGCACTCCGTTTGTAACAGTGACAGCAGAGATTTTACCAGAGCGTTTTTCAAGTCTGGATGGTTGCTTAATGTAATTTAATCTGAGAGTTCCAGAGTTTAGAGATGGTGCGAGTAAGAAGCCATCGTTTCTAGGAATATAACCATAAGGATAACCCACAGTAGTGTTAAAGCGATCTTTAGTATCTCCACGGTACAGCGTAATATAATCTCTACCATTTTGTGACCACTCCATGGTGTCGATATTGAAAATGAAGATGTCTTTTGGCCAGTCATACTGCTCCTGACCACTCACCACTGTCATCAGAGTCTGTTTTAAAAAGAACTTTGATTTAGAGTTTGTGACTTCACGGTTAAGTGATTCACTAGCGTGATTGAAATACTCAACAAAGAGCTTCTGAGAAATACCAGAAGTTTCACTATAGCGCGTGTTCTGCGTTAGCTCCCTTGCAGTATCAATTAAAAGCTCTAAGCGTCTCATCTATTGGCCTTTTTTCATCGCTGCCATAATGACAGCCTTTTTTTGTTTTTTAGAATCAAAGTCATCTTCTTCGCCACCAGTATCAGAGTTACCAAGTGAAGAAGACGAACCATCTTCGTTAGGCATTGGGCTCATACGAGTTTCTAGTTCTTGAGTTGGCATAGAGCCACCACCAGCTTTTTCAAGCATGGCCATAGCTTTCTTCATCATATCGAGTGCTTCTTTCATGTCTTCTCCCTCTATCTTAAAGCGCCACGATAGGCCGCTAGAAGTTCACTTAAATTGTTAGATTGATTTTTGGTATGCTCTTGAGCGATGTTCACAGCGTTTTGTTGACGTTGTCTCTCAGCTTGCGCTCTTTGATTTAAGTACTGAGATAAGAACTGACCACCCACAGCCACACCAGCACCCACAGGGCCACCAGCAGCAGCGCCTGTAGCACCAGCCACACCAAGTGAAGTCATGTCCATGCCTTCTGGTTTTGCAGCCCCATAAGGAGTAGATGATTCTGACTGAGCCATTTTAGCAAAGATCTCTTCGTCTTCTGGAGAGAAGTTTGAACCAGCTCCATCATATTTATAATTCATGTATCCCATTAGACGTGCTCCTTGCCTCTGATCACCACTGTATAAGTGACGGTGCCAGAAGTGATGGCCCAAATTAAACGAACGCGAGACGCAACCACAGCGGTGATTGTAGTCATGAGGGTTGTCGCAGTTGTAAAAGAGCCAGTAGCAGAAGAGATATCAATCCAACCAACTCCGTTATTAGATTTTTGAATTTTATATGAACCACCCACTGCTGTTCCAACTGTCGTTACTTGAAACTCAGCCGCTGTGAGATTGGTCATGTCAAACTCAACAATGCCATTAGTTACTACGGTGCCAGTTTTTGTATCAGAATAAGTTTGCATTAGTGGCACCTCTTTTTAGCAATGCGCTCGACTTCTTTTCTGTAAGCCTCAGCATTGTTATAGGAATCAAGATCAGTGGATAAAACCACGACCTCTTTTGCTTGCTCTACTGAGAGATCATAAGAATCACCAGTGACGGTGTTTCTCATGTGGAACTTTGAAACGTAGAGATTCCCGTTTGCATCTTGTGCATATACAGGACCACCTTCGTTAAGGCTTGGAGCCTTAGGAAGTCCTTGCTGATCCCACCACCCGCTACAACTAGCGAGGACGAGAGAAGAACTTATCAAGAGCAGCTTTTTGAGCTTCTTCATCGAGTCCAGCCTTTCCTAAATCTTCTTTGAGTTTTTCTGAGGCCTTAGCCTGCTCTTCTTTAACGACTTTCTTTGCATTTCTCTCAGCAAAGTAATCCTTCACAAGGCCAAGGATTTTATCCAAGCCAAATGAAAGAAGCATATTGATGAGAGGTGATAAAAATCTTAATAACCAAGCAGGCATGGGATTACTCCTTAATTAGGCTTTAGCGATCATCTCAAGCAATGAAGCTTTGATGATCGGCGCTACGTTTACTTTTACTAGGTCTAGGATGATGTCATCCATTTGGCCTGGAATAGCTTCTTTAAGTTTTGCTACTGCTAGCTCAACTGCTGGATCGTAAGCTAGTTCGATTTGATTAACCGCTGCTGACTTACCGTCTTTTACTGCTTGAGCTTTCATTGCTTCAACAAGTTCTAATGCTTCCATTTTATCCTCCGTGATATTGTGTGTATTTTCGCCCTCAATCATTGAGAGCTTTTGATTCCTAATTTTGTCTCAATCCTTGCTAGGCTATCGATAGTTTTCTTTTGGTAGTCGTTAAAATCGTCTCTGATCTTGTCCCTTTCAACCTTAGCCACCTCAATCTCTTTGGCGTTAGCTCTGGTATCAAACCAGACTGAAGAGATGGCTAAAGTGGCTGAAATGATAGAGATCACAAGAGAGATCGGGATGAGAGTGTCTTTGGTGATCTTGTTCATTCTAAAAAGCCTTTCAGTATTAAGATCGTCCCCAAAGTCACCACTCCTATGATGAGAGCTTGGAGCGCGATCATTTTCATAAAATCCTCTACTGAAAATGAGCAATGACAGTCACGATACCCCGCCCGCCATTTCCACCATTTCCAGTTGCTGAACTTCCGGCACCGTTTGCGCCGACTACAAGCGAATAGCTAGCACTAAGCGGGGAAGGCACTATGATAATGCTATATCCTCCAGCAGACCCTCCTTCACCACCGACCGCACTCGCAGTTCCACCACCACCGCCACCACCTGCGCCAGTGTTAACGGCTGCTGCAGTTCCAGCGCCATCATTGGCAGAACCACCTACGCCTGCGCCACCAAGCGCATTCGCGCCGCCAGTTCCACCAGTAGAAGAAACGATTTGCTGTGTTGGCGCACCACTGCCGCCGACAATCTTAAGAACTGTTCTAGCTGGTGCGGTAACAGTACAAGTTCCCCCAGTAGAAATACCATTTCCACCACCTGTGCAGCTAACGAGCGTACTTCCAAAACTCGAAGTTCCCCCAGAACTTGATCCAGTGGTGTTTCCATTTTTTGCAAGACCACCACCGCCACCACCAGAAGTTATAACCTCTAACCATGATGGAGCTAAGAATGAAGAAAATGTTAACGTTGAATCGCCTGTACCAGACGCCTTAGTGAGAGTTCCGGAAGCCGCAGGAGCCCCAGATCCAGACATTACAATTTGAGTTCCGCTTGAAACAGTATTTATAACAGTGAAAGTTACAGAGTTATTTGTGTAAGTAGCCGCTGCTGTAGCAGAGCCAGAAGTAATTATGAAAGTATAGTGCAGGTTATAAGTAGCTGCGCCTGCTGCGGTGAATGCTTCCGGACTTGCTGGAGCATATACAGGAGGAGGAGCACTCGCCCAGATCGGCGCACTAGCTCCTTGAGAAGTAAAAACGTAACCAGAAGTTCCGGCTCCAATATTTACAATCTTTGAGCCATCAGTATAAAGAGCACCACCAGCGGTAACAGCCAATGAGCCGTTATTCGTTCCACCACCCGCAATCCCATTTACACCTAAAGAGACTGTGGTCCCCGTGTGAGTTCCTGTGAAATTAGGGAATTGATATTTAAAAGTTACGAGATCAGTAGAATCACCAGAAACTTTTGACGTCGTCGGAGGAAGTCCTGCATAAGAACAACTCGGCGGAAAGCCATGAATAAAGGCTGTGAGTAGTAAAATTTTAAAGCGTTTCATTATATCCCCTTTAAGCTGACAAGATCCATTGGATCGAAAACACATTAGTTCCTGAAGCAGTGGCGCAAACTGAAATAGTGGCAGCACATGGCACGTAGCCTGTGTCACGACCGGGCTCAGTGAGCATTCCAACGGTTGTTGAAGCTGTGCCACCAATGCACCAACGAATATTATCGGTATTGCTAGAAGCTGCTTCTAAGATGAAGCCCACAGCATTTGCTGGAGCTGATGCGCTAGACGCTGTCGTGGCTGTGAGTGAAGTGTTCACGATAGAGCCATTGGCATTGACTGGAGCTTTAGGTACATAGTCCGAAGCTACAACCACAGCTAAGCTATTCGCCGCTGTTTTCTGCCCTAGAGAAGTAGGTAGTAAAGCAATGAGCGAAGTGATTCTTTGAGCGATACGCTGCAATCTTCCGTTTAAACCAGAAGACGCTGTATCACTTGCAGGAGCTGTTTCAGTCACAGCGCCTAATAGAACACCATTAGCAGCTTGAGTGGCCTCTAGAGCTAAGGCTGAAGTATTTAAATTAGTCCCAGCATTGGCTGTCACAGTTCCAGAAACAGGCACTGGAGTAGCTCTTAACTGAGTGTCAGTAAGTGGTCCTGAGACTGGTACAGGAGATGCTCTTAGTTCAGCATCAGTTAGCCCTGGATTAGAAACAGCCACAGTCCCAGATACTGGAACAGGAGTAGCTCTAAGCTCAGCATCTGTTAAAGGGCCTACAACTGGGACTGAACCACCGACTAAAGCAGGTGTTTTACCATCAATACTTGTTAGTGAAGCGTTTCCAGTGGTTTGAAGCGCAGCCGTTGCAGGTGTGACCTCTGTTCCATTAGGGTTTAATAAAATAGTAGGAAGCGGCTCACTATTAGCAGGCACCGCTGTATCTTGAGAGACAGTGGTAGCAACCCCATCTTTTTCAAAAGCAATTGGTGAAGGTGCAAGCACCACAAACTGAGTGCCATCTTCATCAGTTCTTTGTGTGACTGAACGTAGAACGTAGAAGTCATCACCAGAAGCTGGAGGATCAGGTAAACGAGCTGATAAGTAAAAGCCATCTCCATCAGGAGCTATTTGGCAAATTGGTAGCTCTATAAATTGAGCATCACCATCTTCAGCTCTAAAGATATCCCCGATTTTAGCAACCGTAGAGATATCATGAATGTAAGTTGGTCCAGATGATGGATTGCCAGTATTGGCACCACAAGTTCTAGGAACAGTGTCTGAGTCTACCCGGAATGCAAAACGAGGTGCATCTAGTGCATTTCTGAATTCATCGGTAGGAATGACAGTGACGTAGTTATTATTAAGGCCAGTTGATTGAACAATCTTTTGATTTGAAGGGAATCCCTTAGGAGAAGACATTAATCCTCCGGCCATCCATGGCCATCTTAGTGATTAAAAGATCTCCCCAGTTCTTCATCCATGAATCCCCGAGGAGCCTATAAATTGATTAAACGCAGTCAAACAACCTTGTGTCGATTAAGACTTAAGGATGAATGATGGCATCTTTTGCATCGCTTCCAAGGACCATAAGACTAAAGTCCCCATTAGCGGTTGCACCACCTACGATATTTTGCACTTCGATGGTCACTGATCCAACGGCTGAAGCTGAGATTCTGGCAAAACGGTTATCCGTTTTACAAGTCACAACTGCCTCAGGAGCACGAAGATAAGCGTTATCAAAAGTAACAACGTAAACACCAGTAACAGCTTGAGTGATGGTTGCATCATACATACCGTTTCCAGCACTTACGGCTAGACCTTGAGTGCCTACTGCTGCTGTGATTGAACCAGCTCCAGAACCATCAGCATTTTTGACGACTGCATCACTGCAAGCGCCTACAACACCTTGGGTTACTAGACATGTTCCATTCGCCGCCGCATCACTAAAAGTAACATCATCAATCACACCAGAAACAGCTAGCTCATAAGCCGCCGCTACTAGAATAGCGGTGTCACCTGTGACGGTAACAATAGGTACTTTATGAGTAGCACCAGTGTAGAGAACCGATGTTGGCTCAGTGCCATCAGCATCAATGTCAATGTAAGCCGCAATGGACTCGCCTGCTTGATTGTAAACGACCACAAAATCAGCTTGAGTAGCAGCAGCCACCGCTGGGAATGTGAGTGTTTCAATTTGAGCAGCACCAGAGGTGATACCGAAATACATCATACGTGGACGATATTGTGGGTTAGAAATAGGAGAGACTTTAACTGAAGCATCAGCCATAAGATCCCCCTATACCTGGTCCGCAGTATCGCTACCTAGGATGATCACGTGAAAATCAGCATCAGTCGCAGCTCCAGACAAATTCTCAGTAAGAATCTGAACAGAACCAACGGCATTAGTGCCAATTTTGCAGTAAATGTTATCTGTAATAGCGGTTGCTACCACTTCAGGCGCTCTTAAAAAGGGCAGTCTGTAAGTAAGTGTGTAATCACCAGTACCATTATCAGTGAGAGTCATATTTAAAGAGCAGGTGCCAGACAATGAAGCTGTGCCTGTTCCATCAACTTTGACGCTCATGATTCGCATTGCACGCTGTGGGCATGAAACGACTTTATACATAGAGCCTCCAAAAAAAGGGCCATCAGTGCAAAAGGAAGAAAACACCGACAGCCCTTAGAATTTATTGATTAGATAGCCAACCCAGTCACAACACCTTGGAATGAAGGGATGATGTAATTTTGGTAGTAGCCACCGTAACGTGCTTCATAAGCATCGTCAGACGCTTTACGAAGGAACACAGTGCCATCATCATCAAACCAACCGAAGTCTGGTCTGTGGTATGACCACATGAAGTCTGTATTGATCGCATACATACGGTCATCAGCACACATACGATCTGGGATGATTGCGATCTCACCACCATCGGACATGTAGCTAAGAGCTTTCCAGCCAACAACACCCTTAAGGTTCTCAGCACGCGGCTCGATATTGTAATACTTCTTATCTTCTAGGAAGTTAGAGATCTTACGATATTGAGTGTAGCTAGTGACGATCTTCTTAGGAGTCTTGCCACATTTTTGCTGAATCTTGATGATTAGCTCATTCATGATGTCCTCAGAGATACCAGCAGAAGCTGCGGCAATCTGAGTAGCTTTCCATCTACGAGCTACGTTCACACCGTAAAGTGTTCCAGAAGTCGCATCACAAACACCCATCAAACCCAAAGGATCGTTATCCTTAGAATTTTGCATATAGATGACTTTAGAAGTACCAGCACCACCAGTAGTGAAGTCAGTAGTTCCAGAGATCTTCTCGAAAACAACTGTGCGAGTAGCAGGATCAACCGAAATAACTTCGAGAACGTCTGCTGCTGTGCCTACGTTAACGTAGTCATTTTCTTCCCAGTAACCTTCTACCCAGCTAGCCGCTGTGAATACAGCAGATGCTGTGTCACCAGGTTGGAAAGTAGTACCAGTCACGTCAACAAAGTCAGCCGCAGTAGTGGTACCAAGAGCACCAGTACCATCAGCAAAGATGATGCGAGAAGCATTGCGATTGTAAGCTTCTACAGTTTTCTCAGGAACCCATTTCATCGCCTGAACAAAAGCACCTTCATCATTCGCAGAAGCTTTGATAGCCTCACGTTGAATCTCAGTCGTTGCGTATACTTTCTTAGCTGTCAAAGTTGCCTTTACAGCAGAAGCAGGGTTAGCAGTTGGAAGTGAGCCAGAACCAACACCACCAGAGAAGAACGTAGGTACTGCTACCTTCATGTCTTCACCAACAAAGTTGTATTCTTTGCGGATTGTTCCAAGTACTGGGTTATATGAGTTGTAAGCGTTCTCTGAAAGCTTACCGAACTTTGTTTTAAACAGCGCACTCGACGCTGCTAAGCTAAATTGTGACATTCTTTAAATCCTCCATGATTTAAGTATGTGTTTTTCTTTATTTATTTATAGATCACCGAAAAAAAGTGGCTCTTTTGAGTTACGATTAGGAAGATCCTTCTTCCCAGTCTTAAACTCTGTGTCCTGTTTTACTTTTTCTTGGATTTTGTTTTGTGTCTTCTTTGCTCCGTAAAGCTCAGAGATCATATCTGAGATATCTTCCTTAGTAAGACCTTGAGCATGGCTCATATCTACTAAGCGACCGATGATCGCAGCTCTTTTATCAGCAGGAACTTGAGTAGTGCTCATTGCTTCTTCAGCATGATTCCACAACTGTTCTTTTTGATAAAACTCTAATACTTTTTTGGGAGTGATTTGATCTCTGGATTTGATTCCATCTACTTCGAGTTTACCTTCATCAGCAGCTTCTGCTAGGGCTCCGTAGGTGTTCCAAAAATCTTCATCTTTGACACTGTGACTTGCTAATAAGCCTGTGATCTCTTTTAAGGTTTTCTCCTGAGAGGCCTTAGTTTCAATCTCGGTCTTATAAGTTTCACTCTGAGTTTTGAGGTACTTATTCTCCTCTTCGAGAAGATAAGACTTCTTATCCTCCTCACTCATTGAATACCATTTTTCTAGAAGCTCCATGTTATCGTCAAGATAAAACTTCTTGAACTGGACGGGATTTACTCCAGCCACTTCAGCCATCTTCCAAAGACGTTGGTTAGGATCTTTCTCTTCAAAGGCAGCTTTGATTTTAGCTTGGACTGAGTTGTACTTACCTTCAAAGTCCTTTGATTTACGATCCACTTCTTGGAACTTTTTATCCCACGCTACTTTGCCAGAATAGTTATTGATGATCTCTCTTGCGGTTACTTGTTCTGGTTTGCCATTAATAGTAACTGTGAATAGAGCATCTTCATCAATATCAGCCTCTGCTTCCCCAGCTTTGTACTT